TTAAATTGTTTCACGACTATGATATTTCAAAATTAGGTTGTCTGTAATTGGAGCATTGTATCCCTGAGCATGCGCTATAGACCACGGAGTCCCTTTCCGATGGGTTAAATTTGATCCTTCGTCATTCATGTTTTGAAAGCATTTCTCATACTTGCCATTGACAAAATCGATCAAATCAATAATGATTTTGCCATCTTTCGATCCGAATGCCTTTTCCTCAAACCCATAATTTAATCCCATTGAATCCCTATTCCAGCGTCTTTTCTCATAAACATCATAGTCAACTGGTCCATTTGCAAATGCAATGAAATCTGCCCTAAATGGGGGACGCTGAAATCTTACCAAGAACTCAGAGTAAACGAAGTAAAGCATCTTTTGGAGAGTATAACTGCTGAAGTGGAATTTTCTTTCTAAATAAGAGGCAACATCTACAGAATTTAATGCTTGGGTAACGTGAATGCTTTCGCCAAATGTCTTTAAATCTTCTGTAGGTTTAAACGGTTCGAAGTAGGAGTTGTAGCTATTCACAGAATCGTATGATGCCGATTCTGTTGGAACAACTTGAAAACTAATAGACGGCTTAACTTTTTGGCCCGATAAAAAGGAAATTACGCGCTTCTTCTCCGCAATAACTTCGGAAATATTTGGCGATGCAAAGTGATAAGCGGTTGCACGTCCACTCGTTCTATTGAGCGCAACTAAATGTATAAAAAGCATTAGCCTTTCCCCTCCTTTCGCCTTTCATGTATAGCATGAGAGGCCAAGTTATCGGCTTCATCTAATTTGTCCCAAATTTGGAATTCCCACAAAAATTTGGAATTGCCAGAGCCTATATACAGATGAAGCCCATGATATCGCGGCGAATCATCTCTAATATAAGCCCTAACAATCATATTATCGCTCTTTGCTACATAATAGTCTAATATTTTTTGCTCAAAGCTTCTAAAATCTGGAATGACTAAACGTGCGCCAAAGAAATCATTAAACGATTTAAAAACATAAAATGGCTGATCTCTCTTTAAATACCATTGTAATTTAGTGATGAATGAATCCTCTAATTTGGTACGATAATTGAATCGAAATTGAGGCCAATCTTTCTTTACTAATGGCATTAAATCGGTGTCGATCAACTGATAATTAACGAGCTTATTGCGATATTTAATTGTTGTTTCAAAAAGTACACTGTTTGCTTCTAATTGTGAGATAGTCATTCGTTTAAGGTTAAACGAGTGAACATCATTACTGTTGTAAAAAGAATCTGAAAAACCTCGATATAGTTCTTCAAGAACAGCGAGATGTTGTTGGACTAAATTAAAGCAACTCTCAATTTGCATTAAGATACCTCCAGTACCTTATTCTATCGCAAAAAGTTACCAGAGGATAAGTTTCTTCTACCTGATGTATAGACTTTCGCCCGGGTAGATCAGGCTGTAGATTGATTTGCCGTTGTTGGCTGCCAGTGTGTACATGCTGATTCCGTACTTGCTGGCAATACTCCAGAAGCTATCACCATAGCGGACTGTGTAGCACGTGTGACTTGATACGGACACTGAGTAGCCACCAGAGACACGCAATACATCGCCTGGGTGAATTACACTGTTAATCGTCTTACCATTGTTAGAAGCCAAAGTATACATGCTCATGCCGTATTTGTAAGCAATATACCACCAACTGTCACCAGACTGAACCGTGTATGACGAGCCAGAGCTTACTGATGGCACACTGGTCGTTGTCAGCAATTCAACATTGCTTCGGTTGATCCAGCTCATGATGCCACCAAGCAATACGTTAGATCCAGATACTTGCTGCACAGTGTACGTCTTGCCCTGAACCCAGCTAGGCATTGCGACACCGTTCGCCCACTTGGTTGTGCCGAAGTTTACCTTAACACTATCCCCTGCTTTGATCTGGCTAAGCGTGGTGTTGTTAGCTTGCTGACCTGCGCTGGTTGCCGGTGTATCGGTTGATGGCTTGACGTAGGTCTTGCCGCTGCCAGTTGTCGTGCTACCATTGTAGCCTGAATCAGTGATGCCGGTTAGATCAACGTTACCATCAAGGCCGCCAGCGCGATAGGTGGAAGTGAACTGGAAGATACCTACATTGTCAAAGCTCGGGAAGTAGCCATAGTTCGGAACCGTGGTTACATTGTAGTCTGGATATTCTGCAAGCCATAGCTGATAGCGACTGGCAATCTGTGACAAGTCAATATGACTCATCAAGAAGCTCTTATAGCCGTAAAGCATTGGTGTGTAACCAGCATCGCGGACATAGTCGAGTGCCCACAGCAAAGTCGCCGTGTTGGTCGACCCAGCTTCATAGTCAAGCGCAACAATCGACCCTTTTGGTGTCTGAACTTCAGGCAAGAAATGATCTAGCACTTGCTTGGCCAAATTCGTGTCGTCAATATTCTGCCACCAGATATAGGTGTGTGCTCGCTTGCCAGCGGCAATCAACGATGCAACCTGCGTCTTATACGTGGTTTGCTCGTACGTGCCGTAGCCGCTATAGCCACCGATTTGAGAGATGCCGAACTTGTCAGTGGAATAACCAAAGACACCGTTATCTCCTTGGTACCGGCTCCAGTCGACACCCTGATCTCCCTTGGCCGCATTGACCTGCGATGGCAAGGCAAAAGAAATAGCCGCCAAGAAGGCGACTACCAAAGTAATCAGTTTAGTTTTAAATTTCATGGTGCCCTCCTTATTGCTGTGGAGCAACAGATTCCGGTGCCAGCTGAGCCTTAACTGCGTCTGCTGCTGCTTGAGCTGCGGCAGCTATCTTATCTTGATTAGATGCTTCCTGATCAACTGTCTTTTGTGGATAGGTTTCTGCTAGGCTGTCTTTCAAGTCCGCAAAAGCTTTCTCAACTGCATTGGCAATTGTCTGCTCGTCTGTGTTGGTGAAACCAACCGACTTTAAACCATCTTTCACAGCCTGAATGGCAGCCGATTTCTTAGCCGCACCGTCAATCGCCTTTGTCACACCGAGATGTTCTGCTGCTGTTACCGCTGCGTTTGCCAATGGGCCTAATACCTTTACTAAAGTGAGTGCTTGCTTGTTAGCCAGCAATTGTTTTGAGATCCAAGCTCCAATGATCGGGATTGCTGCTACTGCAAGTGATACTACAAGATCTGTCCAATTATTCATCATCATTATCTCCTTTAATGCCTACTTTGATGCCTACATGGTCTTCTAATCGAGTGATTCTAACCGAGTGACTGCCGAGCTCGTCATCGTGTGTTTTCAGATGAGCATTCAAGTCTTGCAGCGATTGTTCGTGCAGTTTTAGCTGACGATTAATCGTCCCTGAAAGCACTTGAATATCAGAACGCAATGGATCTAAGGCAATCTTTTTGAACAGCCAGCTGCCAGCGCTTACGCCCACCCCTATGATTGATATGAACTCCGCCCAGTCACCAATCGTGTATCCAAAAAATGTCACTTTCTCACTTCCTTCCACAAAAATAGCCGCTAGCTTTTGCTGGCGACATAGTCATTGCCTGTAATTTGCTTGTATTGATCTGGGGTGATCATTACCGGTACATAAGGTGTTAGATCAATTCCCCAGCTGTAAAGTATTGCACACTGATCATAATCAGTCACTTGATTTCACCGCCTTCATATGCGCTACTTCAAGAGCAAGCGCGGCAATCATATGCTGTTCAGGTGACGGTCCGGGGAGTGGATGATCATTCGCCGGATCGTAACCTTCATCGGCAACGATTTTGCCGTCTACAAGAGATGCGTGACCCTCAAAAAAATGAGACACGTCATCTGCTTCTATGATTTGTTGACCGTCCTCTGTCGGGCCCACTTCAGCATCTTCCGCTTCATAGGCCCAGTTGGTCAGGCGGTTTTGCTCATCTAGCCAAATCTTAATCTTCATCTTAATTCACCACCGCATCATTGGTCGGATACGCATCATGAGTAATAAAGCTCAAGCTGCCAGCATACCCGCCTTGTCCACGCCATGGAATAATGTAAATTCCACCCGCTGAAACATATAATTCACAGGCTGCGCCCGTATACGACATGCTACCGAGCAACCTTGCTGCATCATCATTATTAAAGGGACTATACCCCGGCCGAATGTTGGCAATTTTGACCCACCCGTTGCCAGTTTTCATTTCAAAAGCAATCCCAATGGTGACATTTGGGCCTTTTCTTGCATATGAGATATTTAAGTTCTTGACATCATTAGTTTCAATCCTCGAGTCTTTGTGATAGTAATCAACTGCATCATGAGCATTAAAAGTGGAAGTGATGTATTTGGCAGAATTACCCAATCCGCTGACTAGGTCTGTTAGTTCAAGAACACCCATCGAAATCCTGCTTGTACGCATTCGTGTTGTTCCATCTGTCTGCGTAATGTATGACAGTAATCCATCAGGATTTACTTCCGTATGATAGATTTGGCCGTTTGGCTTGCCACTAGTGTCCTCAATATTACCGGAAATGACATATGAGGCACCGTTGAGCGTAAGGGAACCACTGGACAATATCTTGGATCCTTCAATGCTCACGTGTTGGAAAGGAACGTTGATATTAGGCGAATTAATTTCAGCAGAATTAAGAATAATTGAGTTGAGTTCTTTAATGTACAAAACAGCTTGAGCAATCGCATCATCTACCCACTTGAAACCGTCATAGCGCTGTACAGCCGTTGCGTCTTTTAAGCTTGTACCATGCCACCAAGTATCACCCTTTTTGGGATTCGCCGGGGCATCTAGCTGTACATAAGGAAACGGCACATCCTTGCTTCCGGGGGTACCCTGAACGCCTTGAGGGCCCTGCGGCCCTTGTGGACCAGTATCACCTTTTGGCCCTTGTACCAGTTGCCAACTATAAACAGCTGGATTCGTGCTATCGGCTTGCGTAAACTCTGTATAACTACCAATGTACTTGCGAGAACCCGGAGTATCGAGCGAAAAGTTCGTTTTACCATCACTACTATCGGCATATGCAATATGGAAGTATGATGTCTTACCATCTGCACCTGCTTTACCCGGCACCCCATCTTTATCATTGGCACCATCTGCGCCTTTAATCAGTGACCAGCTATAGTCGCTCGGATTCATGCTGTCGCCAGATGTGAAGTCACTGTAGAAGCCAATATACTTACGGTTAGGGTCAGTAGTTGAAAAGTCGGCATGGCCATCTTGGCTATTTGCATAAGCAAAGTGGGCATAGGCAGTACGGCCATCTGCACCCTTGGCACCAGGCAAACCTTGATCACCTTTGGGCCCCACATCACCGTCTGCGCCTTTAAAAAGCGCCCAATTGTAATCTGCTGGATGGGTGCTGTCTGCCTGTGTGAAGTCGCTATACGTGCCAATGTACTTTTTGCCATCACCACCGGATACCGTGAACCCGCTTTGACCGCTTACATCATTCGCCCAAGCAGTGTGAAAGTAGCTTGTACGGCCATCTGCACCCTTTGCACCGGGAACACCGTCAGCACCGTCTTTGCCCTGAATCAATGCCCACTTGCCGGCGTAATCAGCCGGATTGTCACTTGGGACTGATGACTTATTTGACCAAACGATTGCCATATACTTCTTACCACTTGGGAAGGCACTCATGTTGGTACCCTTATCGTCATCGGCATAACGAAGCCAAGGATAATATTGAACGGTTTTTGAGATATTCGACATCTGGTTGGCAAGCTCGCTGAGGCGTTCGTCAAAGCTAACTGTCTCGTGCGCAAACTCGCCCAAAGTAAGCTTGACAGAATGGTTAGCACGGCTGCGCTGAATGCTCAACACTTTGGCAGACAGGAATAGCTGTTGATTCACATCAGCAATGTGGACGGTTTGATTAAGCGGTACATATGG